AACCTGTACTTCGTCCGAAGAAGTAATGATAGGATATCTGGGGAAAGTGAACGCATTCACATGATACTGTTCGTCAAGAATGCTTTGGTAAATCTCGACTACATCCGATTGGCGTCCGTAACGGGCGGCAACTTTGATGGCTTTGGCTGACATGGAGTTGTGGAAACACATATTATCTGCAATTAATGTTTATAATTTGGTTGATATCAGTAGTATAACGTCCGGAGAGCTGTTCTTGTTTGAGCATCCCCCTATAAACAAACGGAGTCAAGTCTTTGCTCGCAAAAAGAAATGCATTAAGATTTAATAGAATATAAAAGAGCTTTAGGTATAATCAAACTTTATGTTATTTTTCTTTGATTTAGTGCTATCGTCCAGCTTGTTCTATAAATAGATAAATAAAAAGTGCTTCCTAGATCGTCCGCCGACGAGGAAGCACTCAACACAAAAACTAAACTAGACACATTTTTGGAAATCTAGTTGTATATTCTGTATATCAATTATATAGTCCTGCTTTTTTTTATGGTTCGACCATAATTCGACCATTTGATGTTTTATGTACTATCAAGATTTCTATATTTCATATTTTATATTACTTTAAATATTATATTTGCGCATTGTCAAACTAAAATAGTGCGTTTATGAAATCGTTATTAAAAAATGTCCTAAGAAGGATAAGTAAAAAACAATCTTCTAAAGAAGATAATGCGACAGCCTTTTATCCCCAGTGTTGTGCAAAAGTGGATGATTCCGCTCGTATGCGTATAAAAATGTCTTATGACCAAAATGTAAAAGAAACTATATCAAGCTTGAAAACACTTGCTAATGATATGTCTAGTGGCTTTGTTACTTTTAAAAAGTTTCAGACTAGGCGTTATCAATACAACCCGGATGCAGATGCAACTCTATATGCTTCAAGACTGCTTCGTGCAGCTTCTATATTGGAGTTCCTATTAACTGATCCTGATAATAAATCTTAGAGATTCATTTTTTCAGCTAGAGCAGAGAGCCCTATCAGTAGTTCAGTTATATTTTTGGCTTTTCCGACAACATCATCAACTTTCGCTGCTGTATCAGGGCTTAACTCCTTTTCTAATCGTTCTAGCTGCATTTGAAATGTATCAAAACTTAATATATATAAGTCTCTTTCAACAGTGAATCCCCCTTTTTCTGCAAAATTGAATATTTCAAAATTCAACGTAAGATATTCAATACCATATCCTTTATAGTCAATAAATCTCCTATTTTTGAACTCCTCTAAAACTATTTCATATTGTTCTTTACTGATCCTAAGGTCTGGTATATCTTTATAATTTAGTTTAGCTGTTCTTTTCCCGTTTGCTACAACCAAAATATAATTTAATACTTTATCCTTTTCTTCAGCTGTTATAACTAAAGGATATTCTCTTTCATCTTTTGGGGGTACAGTTCTAATTGGGCGCATATTGTAATTTTATAATAGTTGTTGTTTGCTGATAATATAATTAGGAACTAAAACTCTTCTTTAATATAATTGTAAGGACCATAGATTATACGAGTAGCATATTTGATTCCAGTGTCTTTTGCTAGCTCTTCATCGTACTTGATTATATCTGTATGGATCGCTGTGAGATATTCTTCTTTTAACAACGAACTCCAATGTCCATCCCATAATGGGGATACGCCACCACCGTATGAATCAAGTCCATTGGCATCTTTAACGCAAGATAATTCATATTTTTTAGACAAAATATCGCTCATTTTTTTTTGTTTGTCAATTGCTTCTTTTTCTGTATCTGCGTTTAAAACAAATATGCAAGTATTAAAATAACTATTAATTCCGTCTGATTGGAAAAGAAAATGCACAGTATTAAAATCCACACCAGCATACTTTATATTATTAAAAGACAATATGTTTTTTTTCTTAGGATTATACATTTCTTCTCCATACTTGTTTCTTAATATGGGTAATGCTTCTTCTCTAGAAATCCCAAAAGGAATGCCACCAATATTAGTAACTTGTTGATTTTTATATTTTTCCTCGAAACTAGAATATAGTGAATCTAATTTTGAGTGATATTCGGATGAAGTATCCTTATATATATTCAACGAATCTTTGAATGCTAAATTATTATCTTTTTGTGCATTTGCAAAAAGTGGTATAATAAGCATTAATGCGATTAATATCTTTTTCATAAAACGATACTCAAGGTTGTTATTTGGCTTTATTGAATTGATTGTATAACTCTTGTAGCTTAGAAGAATCCTTTTCCTTCAAAGCTATATCTCTATATCCATCACTAAATGTTAGCCGCATTTTAGTTACTGTTTCGTTTGAGAGCTTTTCTAAATCACTCCCTAGACATACAATATAAATTCCTAGTTTGCTATTAATGCCATTTGGGGTCCAATCCCCTGGTTTTGCTAGCGTATATTCTACATTTTTTACTTTGATAATTCCGTCGTTCGTTTTGAGGAGCATTTCTTGTCCTTTATTACACGAAGTAGCACAGTCTGTGAAGACACGAAACTCTATCAAATCTACACCGCCTTCGTGTCTGAATCTTATTCGTGTTTGATTCTTACCTGTTGCACCACCCGAGTAAATCTTTTCCCACGATGTTGTAACTACTTTCTCACCTGTAAAATCGTCTATTTTTGTGTCTACTTTTTGAGCAAAGCAGAACAATGGCATTGTAGCTAAAATTAGTAATAGTATTTTTTTCATTTCTGTGTTGTTGGTTTATCCTATATTTCTTTCATTCTTTAACATAGCTAATTCACCTTTCAGTTTTTGATTTTCTTCCAAAAGACGTTGAGTGAGCATCGTCTTTTCATTAATCTCATCTTGTAAATTGGCGATGGTATATACTATACTTTTCAATTTATCCATTCCTGGTTCTGTTTCTTCTTTTTGAAGAAGCATAGAACCTTTTCCTCTTAACAGCCATTCTGCGGATATTTCTTCGTAGTTATCCAATATTGCATTAATAGTTGAGGCGCTAACCTCACTTACCCCTCCTAATTGTCTACTCAATGTGTTTTGTTTAATACCACATTTAATGGCAAATGCCCTATCAGATAGCCCTGAAAGGGCTATGACTTCTTTAATTCTATTAATCATAAAAACTACTATAAAGTTAATATATCCAAATATGGATAATAAAATAGATTTTTGGATTTGAAATTATCCATATTTGGATTACATTTGCATCATAAATCAATCAATCATACAAACATACAAAAAATGATTGATAAAACCAATTAAAAAATAACGATTATGAGCTACAATTTATCACAAATAATGAAGTCTGCACACCGCAATTACAAGAAGGGTGGAAAAACATTTTCAGAGTGTTTAAAATCTGCATGGAGCTTCGCAAAACTCCAAGAAAGTTTCTCACCGGAAGCAGTGAAATCAAGAACTGATAAATTTTTAGCTGAAAGACATGAAGCTATGAGCAAGACTGCCAAAGCTACACCTAGCAAGGAATATAATAACCTTAATATTCCCGCTTCCGCTTACTACAACCCAAATAGTACTCATTACGGTGCACATTACGTCGGAGATTAATCAAATTATACAACAATGGATAAAAGAACCGAACTAGAAATACAGCGAGACAAATATGAAGCTGTGATTGAAGAACGAGACGCGTTGATCAGCTCTTTGAGAGGTGAAAATGAAAAACTCAAACGAGATTTAGAATCAGAACGTGGATTTTATAGAGAGAAAGTTTCCCAATGTGATGATTTGAAGAAATTTATTGAATCGCAACGAAACTTAATGGACATAGTTTTGAAGAACAACCAAAGTATTCTCTAACCCTCACTAAAGTCAAACTAAACCGCCGGTTATCCGGTACCCAGTCCGGTCTTTGAGCCTGCCCTTGAAGGGAGACTGGGAACAACAGAGAAGAGTTCTTTGACATATTGGTAAAATGGTGTTTTGGAAGCCGACACGTGCCGAAAGGGATTACTGACGTAGGCGGGCTTCTCAACGATATAATGCTGTGGTTAATGGTCAAGCCGTATCGTTGTAAAACTAAATCAGTTAGACGTTTGTCGGCAAATCGAGGTATTTGCTTTATGTATATAAAGGTGATGTAGCTCAGGCAGGTTAGAGCGCTGTGTGTGGTGGATGGTTGAGAGTTCGAGTCTCTCAAGAAATACTCTTAGCTTAACGGAAGAGCACCACAAGCAGAGGTCGGCGGTTCGAATCCGCTCATCGCTTCAATGTTTAATTTAAAATTAGATTGTATGGAAAAGGATATTCAGAGACGTAACGTAATTGATGTATTACGGAGTATGGATGTTGGTGCAATAGAAGTATTTCCTATCGTTCAGAAACCGTCTGTAACTAATACATTGAATGCTCGGCTTTATAAAGAAAAAGCTGAAGGAATGGCTTGGAAAACAAAGTCAGATGTAAAAAATATGCAGTTTATAGTAACCAGAATTGCATAACTACCTTGCTTGTTGAGATGATCAGAGGTGAAATGGCTGAAATATTGCTAGATAATATTCTCCGTCTGTTTTCTACAGAAACGTTTGGAAAAGATAAGTCTGCGTATTATGTGGGTGGGGAAAAGAAATTGATGAATCTTATAGAAGCGGGTAAGATTGAAAGTGATAAGCCCACTAATGTCCAAAACGGCAAGTGGCATTGTAATGCTGCTCAAGTATTACTTCATTGCCGATGTGCGGGAAGGAAAGTTAAATCTAAAAAACGGAAGAAATGAAAAAGATTAAAGTGATACAGTATGCCATGATGTTCATTGCCTTATGGACAACACTGTATCTTATAGATAGCATTGAAGTTAGCAAGAAAGAATTTATTGCTGCTTTTGTATTGGTGACTGTCGTATCAGTGAATTATATCTGTTTTCGATACTACGAAGATAGGAAACAAAATAAAGATAGCCTGTGAAGGTTTGCATTGCTTAATTTTAGTATTTGTCATGTTTATTTAGCCCGGTTCGCCGGGCATCTGCCGGGATAGCCCAGTTGGTTAGAGCGCATGTTTTTACATGAGGTCAGCGGTTCGAATCCGTTTCTCGGCTCAACTCAATCAGAGTTAAGTAACCCGTGAGGGGGAAAATTATGTTTGTATCAATAACAATTCAATCAATGTAGCCGGAAGCGTCTGGCTACGACCTGAAGGAATGGCGGAATTGGTAGACGCAAGTATGCAGATAGATTGAAGAAAGTCATACATAGGTAATCTATCGTCCCGGTTCGAATCCGGGTTTCTCCACACCTAACCAGTTATAGATGTCGTGTCTTTATTTAGTGTTGTATCATGATAAGATGTAATGGTTCGTGAGAATAGTACATCTTTTTTTATTTGGGCGGGCAGTATTCTTGGATGAAACATTACAGAGTGCGCACAATGTAAAGAGGTCGGTTCGATACCGGCACCGTCCACATATTTAGATGTGCATAAATCAGCGGGAGCCGTACACCCTTTAAGCGTAGCCGATCCATAAGGTACATTGGACTTTTTTCATAGAAACATATGCTTTTCTGCCTGTACAATATCGTACAGGCAGTTTTTTGTTACTAAAAAAGGCGTTAAAATGGCGAAGTTTCTGTTTGCACATCTTGTCAATAAAAGATAACTTTATAGATGTAAAGAATTAAAAGTCAAACCATTAATTTCAGAATTATGAAAGAATTAGTAACCATTCAGCAAAAGCTGAAAGCCCCCAAAGGGCAGTATAATACTTTCGGTAAATACAAGTACCGTAGTTGTGAGGATATTCTTGAATCAGTGAAACCTGTTCTTGCTGAAACCAAGTGTACGTTAACTCTAAGCGATGAGATGATCGCAGTAGGTGACAGGATCTACGTAAAAGCAACTGTTACTTTGACTAATGACAAGGGAGAAAAAGAAGTGACTACTGCTTTTGCAAGGGAAGAAGAGACAAAGAAAGGAATGGATGGGAGCCAAATCACTGGGGCCTCATCTTCTTATGCAAGAAAGTACGCTCTTAACGGTCTGTTTTGCATT